CCCTCGCCCTCCGATTGTATCCAAAAGTTTTTACTCGCCCCTAAGGTGTACAACCTGCGGTATACTTGGGGTTGACCTTGGGACCCTCTAGATTGTGCGAGAACAAACGGGCGGGGCGGCGTTACCACCTACATCTGCAAAACAAAAAATTTACTTTAGCCCTACCCTAGTGTGACAAATTTGCAACACATGTACTACCCCAGATATACAAAAATAAAAAATAACCAAGGTGTTGCATAAATGTCACAGTAGGAAACTCGATCACACCCTTAGTACAACAAAAAAAGATTCGTTTGTTTACAACAGCTTATAAAAAAGTTACAACAAAAAAGTTGACAGTTGCAAAAAAAAGTTACTATATATAGTTATAGAGGTACTATACTATAGTATACACGTAAGTTAAAACTATCCACATATTACAAAATAGATTACAACTAAAGTAATACTATAGTACCTCTATACAGCTTCCAATATCAAATTTAGGTGTCGTGGTAAATGGACAAACTAAAGTATAGCGAGGTAATCGCAAAAGCTGTCCGACAAGGCATTAGGAATGGTGTCGCTGTTAAGGACATTATGGCCTCTATCCAAAAGTATCAACTAGCCCCAAGTTCCTCTGCAACATTTTATAAGTTGTATGGTGATGACATTGCTCAAGAACGTGCAGACATCGTAGGACAAATTGGTTCTGTCGTGATACAACAAGCCCTTGATGGCGACTTTAAGGCAGCAGAGTTTTACCTGCGCTCTAAAGGTGGATGGTCACCAACACAAACGAACATTGAGGTAGAAGGCTCTGGTGATGCTGATGAGGACACGGGGGCTATTGATAGCCTGATGTCTCTATTAGGTAAATCAAATGAGTCTCCCGATAACAGCAAATGATCTACGTGCGTTACCCGACGCAGAAGTAGCAGAGATCCTACGAAAACTAGGGCCAAAACAGGCAGAAGATCTACTGTACAACTGGGAGTTCTGGGCTAGACCAGAGCAATTAGAGCCATCAGGTGATTGGAATGCTTGGTTGGCTCTTGCTGGTCGTGGATGGGGTAAAACCCGTGCTGGTGCTGAATGGGTACGCCATAGAATTAAAAAAGGTGACAAGATTGTACATTGTGTCGCCCCCACTAAGGGTGACGTTAGACGGGTCATGGTCGAAGGCGACTCTGGCCTGTTAAACGTATGCTGGAAGGGTGATAAGACGTACAAAGGTAAGCCAATGGGTTTTCCTATTTGGTCACCAACGAATAATACATTAACGTGGGAGAATGGTGCTAAGGCCGTATTCTTCTCAGCAGAAGACCCTGAGCGTCTCCGTGGTCCACAGGCTTATTCAGCGTGGACTGACGAGTTGTGCGCTTGGCGTAATGCTCAAGAAACTTGGGATATGATGATGTTTGGCCTACGTTTGGGCCGAAAACCTCAAGTTTTTATCACAACCACTCCAAAAACAACAAAATTGCTCAGAAATATCATATCTGACCCAAAAACGATAATTTCTAAGGGTTCTACCTTCGATAACGCAGCAAACTTGGCTGGGACGTTTTTGGAAGCAATCAAAAACACATACGAAGGCACCCGTTTGGGTCGCCAAGAATTATATGCAGAGATCCTTGATGAAGCCTCTGGTGCCTTATGGAACCGTGAGTTGCTGTTCAAGTGTGAGGTGTCTAAAGAGGACATACCGCCTCTATCACGTGTTGTCGTGGCAGTTGACCCTGCCGTAACTAATAAGACAGATAGTGATATGACTGGTATTATTGTCGCTGGTATAGATGCTGACGGTATTGCTTATGTCCTTGAAGATCATACGGACAACTACAGCCCCAAAGAGTGGGCTGCAAAAGCTATTGAACTCTATCACACTCATATGGCTGACCGAATAGTTGCCGAACGCAACCAAGGTGGTGATATGGTCCGACATACTCTGCAAACAGAAGATCAAAACGTCCCTATTAAGCTAGTACATGCTAGTCGTGGTAAGATGGCACGGGCAGAACCCGTATCAGCCTTGTATGAACAAGGTAAAGTAAAACACGTCAGGGGATTAGATCAGTTAGAAGATCAGATGGTACAGTGGGAACCTCTAGGGTCCATAGGCTCACCAGACCGTCTTGATGCTATGGTATGGGCTATAACGGACCTCTCACTTAACGGATACGCAAAACCACAGCTAATATTAGCGTATTCAAACGCCAAGGGTTTAAGATAAGATGGTAAAGAAACTCAGCAAATCGGAAGCGACCCAGATTCTGGGTATCGCTGGTGACAATACACATAACGGGAACATCCGTGCTGATGAGTTTCTAGCCGAATTACGTGGCAAGAAAGCTATCAATAAGTTTCGTGAAATGCGAGACAACGATAGCACCATTGGTGCAGTGATGTATGCAACAGAACAAGTGTTGCGTGACGTAGATTTGAAGGTTATCCCAGCGAATGACACACCAGAAGCCCAAAAAGAAGCAGACTTTGTTAAGTCCGTTTTGGACGACATGGAACATTCTCTTGACGACCATGTTGCAGAGGCTTTGTCGTCCCTTTCTTATGGCTTTGCTTGGTTTGAGGTTGTATATAAACGTCGAGTTGGACCATCAGAACTCAACCCTAAGAAAAAGTCTAAGTACACTGACGGACGCATGGGTGTCCGCAAGATTGCTATTCGTGCGCCTTGGACAGTCTCTCGGTTTGAGGTAGACCAACAAACAGGTGAGGTTCTTGGCATTTACCAAGAAGGTAGTTATGCTGGAACTAATAAGCATTTTATCCCTAGTCGAAAAAGCCTTTACTACCGCACTACTACAATTAATGGTGACCCTGCTGGGCGTAGCATCCTTCGCAACGCTTATACTAGCTATCAGTATCTTAACAATCTACAAGCTATTGAAGCGATTGCGGTGGAACGTGAGTTGGCGGGTATTCCTGTTGCTCGTATTCCTAGTGAGTATCTCTCTTCTGATGCTACCCCTGCCCAAGCGACCTTCCTTGCCAACTTGCAGCAGATTCTGCGTGACGTTAAGTTTAACGAGCAAGGATACATCATCACACCATCTGACACGTACCCCGATAGTAACGGAAGTCCTACCAACATTAGATTAGTTGATGTTGAGTTGATGGCAAGTAACGGTAAGAGGAACATAGACATTGATCCTATTGTTCGTCGTTATCAACATGACATCGCCAGATCCGTGCTATCAGAATTTCTCATGCTTGGAAGCCAAGGTGGTTCCTACGCCTTGTCCAAGTCAAAGACAGACCTGTTCCTTAGAGCCTTGGAGTCCTACATTCAAGCTATTGTGGACGTACTCAATAAACAGTTGATCGAACGCCTATGGGAACTTAACGGTCTGAATTATGACCTCATGCCTGTTATTAAAGCAGGTGATGTCGCTCCGCATGATCTTCGTGAGATTGCTGGATTCCTGCGTAACCTCAACGGCGCAGACATTAACGTGGCAGATCATCCAGAAGTTATACAAAACCTTATGGATATTGCTGAACTAAATTATGACCCTGACGTTGGGGTTAAACAAGAACAAACAGAACAGGAATAATAATAATGGCGTTCTTAAATGACCGTGTGTTCGACAACGGACTAACCGTCCTAGACACAGAAGCAAATGCAATTCATGTAACTTCGCAAGAAGCGACAGATTACACAGAAGCAACATCAACATATACACTAGGTAACTCTACCTCACTTTCTATCGGCGCACCTGCTGACCGTACTGGCGGTGGTCGTAAGGTTGCAGTGGCAGCTATCTCTGATGGCTCTATCACTGGGACTGGTACAGTTACACACTACGCTATTGTTGACACAGTAAACTCTCGTTTGCTTGCTACCGCTGCTCTAACAGCATCACAGTCTGTTACTACTGGCAACACATTTACACTAGCAACATTCGATATTGGTATCCCTGACCCATCATAAGGTTGAACTATGGCACTTGTAATTAAAGATCGTGTAAAAGAATCCACTACAACTACTGGTACTGGTGCTTACACTTTGGCAGGTGCCGAAAATGGGTACCAAGCCTTTTCAGTAATTGGGGATGGTAATACTACATATTATACTTGTACTGACAACACAGAGTGGGAAGTAGGTATTGGAACTTACACTGCCTCTGGTACAACTTTATCACGTACTACCATCCTTGCGTCATCTAACAGTGATAGTGCTGTTGATTGGTCCTCTGGTACAAAATATATCTTTGTCACTCAGCCAGCTAGTAAGGCTAATATTGTTGATGATGAAGGGTACGTAACAGGTACAGAGTTTAAGACCCACTTAGACTTTAATACTACTGATCCAACGAAACCTGCTTATGCAGAGGGCCGTTTGTTCTATGACGAAGAGTATGGTGCATTAGGCTTCTATAACGATGAAGCTGATGTTACACTACAGATTGGTCAAGAGGAGTGGGTAAGGGTTTACAATGCAACTGGTTCTACTATTGCTAATGGTACACCAGTTTATGCTATAGGTGCTACAGGAGAGGCACTTACTGTTGCCCCAGCAGATGCTACTACGAAAGCTAAGGCACGTGTAGTTGGTGTTGTTACTCATAGCCTAGAAAATGCTACCTATGGTTACGCTACCACACGTGGCCTAGTATCTGGATTGGATACGTCTAGCCTTACAGCAGGTAACCCCATTCACTTGGCGGTAGCTGGTGGCTTTCAACAGGATGCTCCTACATACCCATATTTTCCTACGGATCTAGGTTTCTGTGTTGTATCTGATGCTACGAATGGTTACATCTATGTGACTATTGAGTTACACACATACGAACAGTTCCGTGTGACAGGTAACCAACACATTGACGGTGACCTTGTTGTTGATGGGGACTTAACCATTAATGGTACACAGACGATTACCAACAGTAACAACATCGCTTTGTCGGGTGCGTTCAACTACTTTAACTCTGGTGACACAATTACAAACCCTACCTTTACAGGTACAGGTCTGGATGACGCCGATTTCACTGGTCACTACAATGGTACATCTTCTAATAAAACCTTCAAGGTAAAGATTACGACCTTACACACAGGTGGTGTTGAAGATAAGTTTCGTTGGTCTACTGACGACTTTACTACACAATCCGCTGAAATTGAGATTACTGGTGACGACCAAGAACTAGAAGATGGCATAAGCATTAAATTTAATGCTACTAGAGGTCACACAATCGGTGACATTTGGGCTGGTACAGCGTCTCCAGTAAACGTAGATACAGGTATTGCCTCTAACCGTAACACTGGTACATCTGGTATCGGTTATACTCACATGGGCATGTACTACGATGTTTCTACTGGTTACTGGACGTTCTTTGATGAATACAGCCCAGAGCCAGAGGGTGCCATTGATACAGGCCATGCGTCATTTAGCTATGGTGACATTAAGGCAAACACTGTATATGCAAACCTAAGTGGTAACGTAACAGGTAACGCTGACACAGCTACGAACCTAGCTACAGCACGTACTATTTCCCTTGCAGGGGATGTATCTGGGAGTACAACTTTCGATGGAACAGCAAATGTTTCTATTACGGCTACTGTCGCTAACGATAGTCATACTCATGATACACAGTATGTTAAGTTAGACGGTTCTAACTCAATGACAGGTACCTTGGATGTACCTACTGTTGATCTAGGTGACTGGACTATTACAGAGTCAGGCGGCAACCTAATCTTCCAATATCAAGGAACAACAAAGTTCAGCATGGATAGTTCTGGCACCATGAAGGTAGCCAATGACGTAGAAACTGACGCTACATTCTAATGATAATAATAAGCTAATAGTGGGAACACGAAGATGGCAGTCAAGATTAATGGTGTTGAGGTTATTGATGATAGCCGTAACATTACTTCAAACGTAGGCACAGTCGATGGGCGTAATATCGCTAACGATGGTACTAAACTGGACGGTATCGCAACTGGTGCTGACGTAACTGCCGACAACTTAGGTTCTGCACTTACAGGCTTAGGTACTATTACCTCTACAGAAGGTAGTGACATTCTACCTATCTATGATACCTCTGCTGGTGCGTGGAAGAAAGCTACAGTCACTAACTCTGCTTTGGTCGGTCCCACTGGTCCTACTGGTCCAACAGGACCTAATGGCCCTCAAGGTTCTACTGGTCCGACTGGTCCAACAGGGCCACAAGGAACTAAAGGTCAAAAAGGTGAGTTAGGTGCTACTGGTCCTACAGGTGCTACAGGCCCTACTGGTTTAACTGGCGATACTGGGCCTACAGGACCTTCTGGTGCTAAAGGTCAAAAAGGTGAGGTTGGCGCACAAGGTAATACAGGTCCAACTGGCGATACTGGTCCTACAGGACCTGAAGGCCAAAAGGGTGAAGTAGGTGCTACAGGTGCGACTGGTCCCCAAGGTGCTACAGGACCTACAGGTCTTACAGGTCCTACTGGTACACAAGGTGCTACAGGACCAACAGGTCCTACAGGTCCTAAAGGCCAAAAGGGTGAAGTTGGTAATACTGGACCTACAGGTAATACTGGCTCTACAGGCCCTACTGGTGCTAAAGGTCAAAAGGGTGAAGTTGGTAATACAGGGTCTACAGGCCCCACTGGACCAACAGGCACTACTGGTGCTAAAGGTCAGAAGGGTGAAGTAGGAGCCACTGGACCTACAGGTGCTACAGGACCAACAGGCACTACTGGTGCTAAAGGTCAGAAGGGTGAAGTAGGAGCCACTGGTTCTACAGGTCCTACTGGTGGTACAGGACCTACAGGCCCTACGGGTTCTCAGGGTCCTTCAGGTGCTACAGGACCTACAGGTCCAACAGGGCCTACAGGTTCCAAAGGCCAAAAAGGACAGAAAGGTGATACAGGACCTACAGGGCCTACAGGACCTACAGGACCTACAGGTCCAACAGGGCCTACTGGTAACGCTGCTACAAGTTGGGACTCTGTTGGTAGTTATGCATTTGCTTATTACACAGGTTCCACAGATGCGGGAAGCACTCTTGCAGGATCAAACCTTAACCCTGCATCGAGTGGGGTTTATGGTGCTATGACTGCTCTTACTGCAACCTCTGGTGGAACCTTCTATGTATCAAATGCAAACGGCGCACCTACTTTCTATTACTCAACAACAATGTCTGGAACGTGGCGATGCATGGGTAACGCTAGAAAGACTACCACTTATGCCGCTACTACAACACTTTGGGTGAGGATTTCATAATGAGTTATATTGTTGATTACAGAAATGCACAATACATTAATGAGTCTGGTTGGATAGATTGTGAGATTGATCACCCTAATTATGGTTGGATTCCTTATACACTTAATCCACAGGACGATGAATCCCCAATAGATAACAGTAACCTACTAACTAGGATGTTAGAAAGTAATAGTGTTGCCCCTTTTGTACCACCAACACAAGAAGAGTTGCACGAAAAAGCGGAGGCGAATTGTAGAGCCTATCGTGATAACCTACTTCAAACTGAAGTTGACCCTATTGTGACCAACCCACTACGCTGGGCTGAATTAACAATAGAAAAACAACAAGAGTGGGCTGATTACCGTTTGGAACTTTTAGCTGTACCAGAACAATCTGGTTTTCCATCGGACATTAACTGGCCTACTAAACCTGAATAAAGGATATACACCAATGACCCGACAAAATTGGCTGTATTGGCATAAAGCATTAGATGTTGAACCAATACTAGAAGCAGCGAGACAAGAGGAACTAGAAACTGCAACTACTTTTGGTGGAGAAAAACTTGATTACCGAAGGAGTGAAGTTTGCTGGTTAAGTCATAGGCAAGATATCTTAAAAATGATCTCACCTTTTGCACTAGAAGCTGCTGAAATAATGGGAATTGACACTATACCTAATTCTCTCTTGCAGTACACTGAGTACCACGGCACTAAGGGTGGTAAGTATGATTGGCACCATGATGTAGACTGGAACAAATCTAGTGGCTTAGATCGCAAGTTATCAGTAACAGTTCAACTATCCGACCCACAAGATTACAAAGGTGGTCAGTTTGAGTTTTCTGAGGTGGAAAATCTACCAGATGCATCAAGAGATAAGGGTACAGTGCTTGTATTTCCTTCCTATTTACAGCACAGGGTGTTACCAGTTACGTCTGGAGTTCGTAAAAGCCTAGTTGGTTGGTTTGTAGGCCCAAGATGGCGTTAGTCTATCAGGTATCCCTTCACGGTGATGCCTACGATGCCAGAGATAAGACTTGGAACCAGATATACTCTGAGACTGGCTGTAAGCCTCGTACAGGATGGAAAGACCCTTTACTTGACCGTACCCTGCTAAAAGGTGAGTTTGGGTGTTCTGTGAGCCATATGAGAGTTTGGCAAAAGATTGCAGACAGTGGACTAAATGGTATCATCCTAGAAGAGGATGCAGTATTTACTGAGATCAACCCTCACCATGTAGACCATAAGTTGGAGGATCACGACAGTGTGTGGCTTGGGTATAGACTTAATAGTCTTGGTTACTGGTATAATTGTCATGCTTATGCTATTACTCCTGATACTGCCTTATTACTTTTAGATGGCTTTAGTCAAAACATTATACCTGTCGATGAATGGGTCCCAGCTAAACTAAAAGACAAAAAGAACTACTTCTACCCCGAACAAGTGGTTCGACAAATACCACGTGAAATCCGACCTAGCACGATTGAGGAAACAGAAGAAATGACCCCCGACGAAGATATTAACATGCACATTGTCACTGTCGCAACAGACGAGAGTAAGATGTGGGCATTAGACCAATCTGCTGCACGGTTTGGTGTAGTAGTACATAACATTGGTAAACACTCAAGCTGGCATGATCCTATGAATGGACCTGCTGGTATGCCGAAGATTTACATGACGGTGAAGTTTCTAGAGGATTTACCTGCTGATGACATTGTGTTGTTTATGGACGGTTATGACACCTTCTTTGTCAAGTCGCCTCTTGAAATCCTAAATCGCTTTAAGGGTTTTGGTGTAGACATCTTATTTGGTGCCGAAGATAACTTTTGGCCCCCAGAACCTTTCCTACAGGCTGACTTTGATAATAAACATTCTGAGGAATTGTACAAGTACCTAAACAGTGGTTGTTACATCGGTTATGCTGGTGCATTGTATGACTTTCTTACAGAAGAAATTTCAAGTGATACAGATGACGATCAACGGCACTGTCAAGTGCGTTATCTGGCCCGTAAACC